CGCAGCAGGCGTTGCTTCATCAACACGCGGCAACATTCTCGGAACTGATCTCATCGTTGATCACAACATCACAACATCAGGACTAATCGACGAGTCAGCATTCCTCGTTGCACCAGGTTCTGTTTACGTCTGGGAGTCTCCACAGACACAACTTCGCCTTAACGTTCTTACAACAGGCGAACTCGAAATCGCACTTTACGGCTACCTAGCAATTTATGTAGGCAAGTCTGGCAAGGGCGTTCGCCGCTTCAACATGACTGCCTAATAACAGTTAACTAAGTCGCTGGTGGGGTAGTGCCCTTCTACCCCACCAGTCTTTAGAAAGAGGATCAAATGTCTTACACAACAGTTGCAGAGTTACGCACAGCGCTTGGCGTTGGCACTCTCTACGCTGACGCGACCCTACAGTCCGTCTGCGATGCTGCTGATAATGTGTTGATCCCTTTTCTATGGACTAACTCGACTCCAGTCGTAGCGCATAGCAATAATGGCACTGCTGGCGTTCTTTACTTTAATGATTATGTCCAAGATGTCTTTTATATTGGGCAACAAATTACCGTAACCGGCTGCGGCACTAACTTTAATGGCAGCAAAACAGTCAACGGCATCGGTGAGAAAAGCATTGAAGTAACAACAACTCACGCGGCTAATGTGGTTAAGACTTATCATCCGATCAACCCTTATGGTTCTGTCGCTGCTACTACATACACAGATTATCCAAATGTTCCAGCGATCCAAGAAGCCAGCCTCATGATCGCTATTGCTATCTGGCAAGCGCGCCAAGCGCCAAGCGGCCAAGGCATGACCGTCGATGGATATAGTCCAAGTCCGTTCACCATGTCTAACACCCTAGTGGCCAGAGTTCGTGGGTTAATTGCACCTTACTTAGCGCCCGGCTCGATGGTTGGCTAACCATGACCGCAGCGATCTCAACACTTCGCGCCACTATTGCAGCAGCGCTAGTCGATAACTCACTCTGGTCAGTATTCTCATTCCCACCAGCAACGCCTATCGTCAACAGCGTAGTGATCAGCCCTTCTGATCCGTATGTAACTCCCTCTAACAATAGTTACAACTCAGTAGCGCCATTGGCTAATTTTAATCTTAATATATTCGTACCGCTTCTCGATAACGAGGGCAACCTAAATGGAATTGAGGAGATGCTAGTAGCAGTGTTTAACAAACTAGCGGCATCCTCGATCGTCTATAATGTGGGAGATGTGAGCGCACCTAGCGTTCTCAATGCTGCATCGGGCGATCTATTGACTTGCTCCCTGCAAGTCTCAGTCCTAACGAGTTGGAGTTAGACCTATGAATGAATGGGAAAAAGAGAACGAAGCGTTCCTGATCAAGATAGGTCAGACAGCGCCAGCAGCACCACAACCAAAGACAACCAAGAAAGACGAGGAATAAGCCGTGGCAGTATTTCTAAACAATGGTGTGTCTGTTACGGTCAACTCAGTTGATCTTTCAGACCATGTAACAGCAGTAACAATTAACCGCACTTTCGATGAACTCGAAGTAACAGCGATGGGTGATAGCGGACATAAGTTCGTTAAGGGCTTGGAAGCATCATCAGTAACTATTGACTTCCTCAACGACACAGCAACCGGCGAAGTCCTACAGACTCTCCAAGCCGCTTGGGGTACATCAGTTAACGTAGTAATTAAGCAGACTTCAGGCGCAGTCTCAGCAACTAACCCTTCTTACACAATGTCTTGCCTAATCAACAACACAACAGATGTAAATGGTTCAGTTTCCGATATCGGCATGCAGTCAGTAACATGGACAGTAAACGGCGCGATCGCCGTCGCATCAGCGTAATAACTAACTAAGGGGCAAACATGGCAAAACTAAAGGTAACAAGGGCAGATGGAAGCGTTAACGAGTACCAGATCAGTCCAGCGATCGAATACTCCTTCGAGCAGCACTATAAGAAGGGTTTCCACAAAGCCTTTAGAGATGATGAAATGCAGAGCATGGTCTATTGGCTCTGTTGGGAAGCAATTCGTCGCTCAGGTGAAAGCGTAAAGCCTTTTGGTGAGTCGTTTCTAGAGACATTGACGCGAGTCGAGGTCTTAGACGATGACCCTTTGGCGTAACGCGAGAGTCCTTCACCTATCTCGTAGCGAGACTATCGCTAGAGACTGGGCTCTCGCCTCAGACTTTAATTGAACTAGATCACACGATGTTCAGGACTTTACTTCAAGCCCTGAAAGACAGAGCGAAGGAGCAAGCCGATGCCAGTCGTAGAAATACGCGGAAACATTGAACTTCGCAAAGCGCTGCGTAGGTTTACTCCTGATCTAGAAAAGGCTTTGAAAAAAGAATTGCATCGTGCCATTCGACCAGTAGTTCGTCAAGCAAAAAGTTTTGCACCTGCGGAGTCTCCTATGAGTGGCTGGGCATCTCGGTCATTTTCGGAAGGTAGATTTCCAACCTATAACCGATCAACTATTACTAAAGGCATAACTTACTCAGTAAGTCCTAGCAAGCCTAATAGAAATGGTTTTACTTCCATGGCTAGAATTGTTAATAAATCTGCTATCGGTGGGATATATGAAACCGCTGGCCGCAAGAACCCTGCTGGCCAGACTTGGGTCGGCCCTAAAGCCGGCGGCGTAGGCAAAGGCGTAAGCCGATCAAATAACCCTAATGCTGGAAAACAATTTATTGCTAACCTGCCTCCTATTGTTAGCAGCCTAAAAGGTCGCGGTCGTTTAATTTATCGCGCATGGGCTGAGAACAAAGGTCTTGCTGAAGGCATTGCCATGAAAGCAATAGACAGCGCAAGGACTCAATTTATTCAGAGATCCAAAACAACCATATTTTCTAGGGTGGCATAGTGAAGCAAGAAAACATAGACATTAACCTTGGCTCACGCTTTGATGCCAAGGGTTTTAAGCAAGCCGAGACAGCCACAGACAAACTAGTTAAAAGCACAAAGAAACTCGCTGGCGCATTCGGTTTAGCATTCGGCGCCCGAGCAATAGTCCAATTCGGCCGATCAAGTGTAAGAGCACTAGCCGAGGCTGAAAAAGCAAATACTCGCTTAGCGAACTCTGTAAAGAACCTAGGGCTATCTTTATCAACCGCCGATATTCAAAAGAACTTAGATGAGATCTCAGCCAAGACTGGTATTGCTGGAGAGCCTTTAGCAGCCGCCTATCAGTCTCTATTAACCACAACTGGCTCAGTAATCAAAAGCCAAGAGTTGTTTAACCAAGCCCTAGATATTTCAGCAGGTAGCGGAGTCGAACTAGGTACTGTAACTCAGGATCTTTCAAACGCGTATGTAGGCATTACTAAAGGATTAAAGAAGTACAACCTAGGCTTAACCCAAAACGAACTAAAGACCAAGAGTTTTGCGGAAGTCTCAGCATTGCTCAATAAGCAATTTACTGGATCTAACGCTAGGTATTTAGAAACTTATGCAGGAAAGATAGCAGTATTAGGCGAAGCGGCTGGAAACGCCCAAGAAATTATAGGCGCTGGGTTGGTCGATGCCCTGATGATTTTGTCTGGCGATACTACTGTTGAGGAACTAGCCGACACGATGGCTAGACTAGCGACCAACACTTCAGAGGCTTTGGTCAATATAGGTAAGTTTGGTCGAGGCATCGCCGACACCATCGGCCCTATTGCTAGCAGCCTAGAAAAGTTCGTACAAGCCACTCAGCCTTTCGCGGACTTAATCTTTGCAGGTGATCCAACTGGCTTTATGGATAAACCTAAATCCACTGCCCGACGTTCCTTTGCCGGCGGACAAGACTCGGTTAAGGCTGGACAGGCTTCTGCCGCTGAAAAGTTAGCCGCGAAGCGCCAAAAGGAAATCCTTGCTACTCAAAAGCAACAGTTAAAAATTACTAAAGAGCAGACAGCCCTGCAAAAGGCTGGCACTCTATTCGACATTCAACAGGCTGGGATCATTGCTGCACTTAAAGGCAAGATCACAGATGAGGAAAGAACTCGCCTTGAACTACAACTGGCGATCCTCACCGGCAACTCAACAGAAGCATCTAAACTCGCTGGCGAACTTGCTAAGTCTCAGGGGCTAACTAAAGAACTC